TGCCGAAGTACGGCTACCTCGAAAGCATCTAAAAACTGCGGATTCTTATCATCGTAATAGTGACCTATCCCGAATTTTTCGCTTAATGGCCTGATTAAGTCGGACGTACCGAACTCCTTTGTCCGGAGGTTTATCAGTTTATAGGTGATACCCCACTGATTTTTGGCGATTTCGTACACTACATACCTGTCGTAGCTGTATCCCTCCAATTGGATAACCTGATTGACTTCTACGGTCTGTTTATCGGTGTCGATTTCCTTATCTGCAAACAATAAATATTTCTTTACCATGACCTTAATTTTTAAAATGTTAGAAAAATGATTGTTACTAAAAACGCGATTGCTGCCGCCAGAATGAGAAGTAAGAGAAGGCAGGAAAGAAGCCCTTTCAGGAATTTAAACCCAATATACACTCCCGTAACCACCGCCACGAAAGTCCAGCCCCACAGGGCGAATCCCGCAACTGCAAACCCTATCTTTAAAACCCAACCTATGCTAATTGGAAGGTAGGAGGATCGATGTTTCATATTTTTTTCTGCTCGTATCATAATTTCTGACTTTTTTTTTACGCTATGCCGTATCGGAGCCGGTGAGGAGTGTTCGAGTTTCAGGAGCTTAAAAAAGGTAGTGTTTAGCCGTGCAAGGTTTTGGCGAATAAATACGCTCGCCCGGATAGCTGAAGGAAGGGAAAGAGGAAGATTTTTCGACAAACCCGCCAGGGCTTGACCTTGCGGCGGCGTGAAGAACACTAAAAATACCTTTGCGCCTGAAATCGAACTCTCATTAGGCTTCGATGGCATTCCGCTAAATGGGGAAGAAATTATAAAAAGATACGGGGCGGAAAAAAACATCGACCCCACGGTTCAATCCGGCATCCGGGGGTCAAATTCCATTGGCGGGGATTAGGACAAACAACGCCACACCCTGCCAATATCGGACAAATGATTGTCAGCCAAAATATTTCACTTATCTTTGATACACTAATTAAAATACAGGCAATATGGAACGATTTTTTCCACTCAAACATTTAGAGGTGGAACAGTTATGCGACCTGTACCGCGATGCCTGCAATGTCGGCAAATTATTGATCGAATATGATAAGCCGGGGACAGAAGGGCATTATGAGATCACCCTATCCGATGATGAGATACTGAAGAATATTAGTGCTGAGTGTCAAAATCACTTTGTTTTTCACGAAGATTTTGAAGACTTCCCCGATGCAACTACCGTTGCTTTTCCCTTATCTCAGTACCCGTTTACAACGGCTTACATTGATATTGACAACGCCCGGTTAGATTGGTTTGTCAAAAAGTACGGTCTTGCGGAGTGGTGGCAAATGGAGGGGAACGAAAGAAAGCATTACCCTTTCACACGGTTTTATACGCTGGAGCCGATGAAACGTCATAATTTCAACTAAAATCAAGCCCCGGCAAGGGGCTTTTTTGTCTCCGTCTCATGCCACTCGCTGCCTGAAGCTTCCATCGCTTATTCTCCTGATACTTAGCTGGGAAAATCGGTTTATCTTTACTATCCCGTGATAATAAACCACTAAAAAAATGAAAGATGGAAATAATAAGCATAGAAGCCCGTGCATACGAGGCGATGATCTCCCGCTTTCAGGCTGTGACCCAAAAAGTAGCAGCCCTGCGCAAACGCAGTGAAAGCAAAGAGTTGAAAGAATGGCTGGATGGCCAGGATGTTTGTGAAATATTGGGTGTTACCAAACGGACGGTGCAAACGCTCCGTGAAACCGGCAAGCTGGATTTTACAATGATAGCCCATAAGGTATATTATAGGAGGGAGGATGTAAAGAAGTTTTTGGACGCATCCCTCACAAGAAAGGAGGTACGCAATGGGAAATAGAATTTTCGGGTATTTTGATACCGGGGATGACCTCATCACCCAAGACAGCCCGGAGGTTGCCGGTTTTCTCACTGCTCTCGATGAACTACTGGAGGGAATTGAGAAAATAGCGGAAAACTCCAAGCCTCTGTTTTATGGAGAACGATACCTGACTGATAGTGAGGTTTCGGAACGCTTGAAAGTCAGCCGCCGTACATTGCAGGAATGGCGTTACAGCGGAAAGATAGCCTATCTGCAGGTAGGAGGCAAAATGCTTTTCCGGGAAAGTGATATTCAGGCTATACTTGATAAAGGGTTACGCCCGGCATTCAGGTAATCTTTGTTCCTGTTTATAACAAAACCAGCCGTAAGGTTTCCTTTGAAGGATTTTCTTACGGCTGGTTTTCGTTTTTAGTTATACAAAGCCTTATTCGATAATTGGATAATGAGCTTTGCCGGTAATGGATTGGCGATTATTCTTCGGATTATCCAATCCCTGAACAGTTCTGCTTTCGGTGAATGAACCCTGAAAGCAAGGGCGGTTATCATATCCAGCCCGTAAACATCGGGCATCAGGATGTTTACGGCAACGGTTACAGGTCGGGAAATGTCCGCTTTGACAATGCCCGATTTCAAAATTGTTTTGATACCGCCATTGATTGTTTGAACATATACTTCAAACAATGTGGCGATTTCAAATGCTGCCATCCGAATCTCGCCGGATTGTGGTACGGATACCATACCGTTTTCTATGGTTATTATTGCTTTTTTCATTATTATGCCCCCTTTCTGCGTGCTATTAGTTTATCCATGTCTTCGGAAATTTTATCGTCGGTTACTTTGGCGTAGGTTTGTGTGGTTGAAATATTGGTATGCCCCATCATTTTACTGATACTTTCAATTGGAATACCAGCCGAAAGCAAAAGCGTTCCAAATGTGTGGCGGCTTTGATGATAGCTGAGATTGCCCTTCACACCCGCAAGAAAGCCTATTTCGTTTATGCAGTACCATAGCTGGTCGCGGTTTGGCAGAGGGAAAACCGGCTTCGTATCATCCGTTGTGTTGTATAACGACAATATCTGTTCCGCTACCGGATGCAGAGGTATAAAGGCTTCAACATCCGTCTTTTTTCTGTTGATCCGTATAAAACGCTGCCCATCGGCTGTTTTACCTATATGACGTGGGTATAACCCTTTTATGTCGGCATAGGCAAGGGCGGTAAATGCCGAAAATACAAAGGCTCTGCGCGTCAGTTCTTGCCACTTGTCGGGCATTGGATTTTCCATAATCGTTTTGAGTTCATTCCTGCTTATGTGTGCCAGTTTAGGGGGCACTTTCTTCTCATACGGAACATCAGCAATCGGATTGAACCGTAATAATTCCCTATCAACCGCAATGTAGATAAGCCGGTTCAGCCAGGTAAAGCAATGGTTGACGTGTCCCGCACTGTAATCCTTGCTCTTTAAATAGAGTTTGTAGCCCTCGCCAAACTCCTCGGTAATATCGGTAAAGGCAATATCTTTCATTTTCAAAGTGAGCAAGTACCCGCGTAAATTGCTTTGAGAAATCGTTGATTGCCGATAAGTAGAAGTTGAGTTTATCTCAATAGAACGCAATCTTAATCGATCACGCTCTGCTTCGCCTGCCTCTAACAGCATGATCGGAACGGAGTTTAATTCGGTAATTGTGTTTTTGAGTATTTCCGCACTGATAACGCCCTGACATTTAAGAATATTCTCGTAGGTCTGTTCAATGCGGTCACGAAACGCTTTGAGTTGGTTGTTGCTTCTTTTATCGTTAACTTCACTTGTGCGACTATTCCAATTATCAGGACTACAAGAAATTCCTGTTGAGAGGACGGTTTGTTTCCCATCAATGGTAATCCGGCACAAAACAGCCGTTGTGCCATCCGCTTTTATTTTGTTGCGGTTGATATAGAATAATGTTTTGAATGTGCTACGCATAATGGTTGTATTTTAAATGGTTACAGAACTAATTTCAAATCTTGGGTCGCCTCGATATACTTACCCATATCCTCAAAAAGTTTTTTAGGAGTAACACGGGCGTATATCTGCGTGGTTTTTATATCCGAGTGACCGAGCATTTTAGATACGGTTTCAATGGGAACTCCGCCTTCGAGCGTAATCAAACTCGAAAACGAGTGCCGCCCCATATGATAGGTCAGCACAGGAATATTGAGCATTTGACGTATGCTTTGAAGATTCCATTTCAAGGCTCCGGCTTCCATCTTGGGAAATAATGTCTGCCTTGACTTGTTCCTGTACTTTTCAATTAATTCAATGGCTTCGGGCAGCAACTTTACCCGACAAAGTTTGCCGTTCTTGCCACGTTGATATTTTAGCCATAAATTACCCGCATCATCTTTGGACAGATTATCGTTTGTGATAGCTACCACATCGACGTATGATGTTCCTGTGTAGCAGGCAAAAAGGAACATATCGCGGGTAGTTATGTGCGACCAGCGGTGTTCTTCAAACTCCAAATCCCGTATTTTCTCAAATTCTTCACGACTAAGGCTTCTTGGCGGCTTCTCTTTCTGCTTTAGCAGGGGGTAGTTCGCAAAGTAGTGCTTATCGGAATGGCCTTCCTTAAATGCCATCCGGCAAATCTTTTTCAACAGCGCCAAATAGTGGCGGGCAGTCTCTACACTCAATCCCTTTTCAAGAATAATGAAATCCTGAAACTCCCTTATAAACTGTTCATTCAGTTGGCTGAATGCAAGGTCTGACGAATTGGAATTTTTCTTGATAAACTCGGCCAATCTTTTCCGGGTGTAGAGGTAGTTCGGCAGGGTGCGGTGGGATACATCTATACCGACACGCGCTTTTACTTCTTCGATATGACGGTCGAAAAGCCGCATCAGGGTCATTTGTACGTCCATGCTACCCTGAAACAGATTTTTGACCGCTTCTGCATCAAAGGATTGATTGCGTCCTGTCAACGAATTGTAAGCCTCATTGATAGAAAGCAAGAGTTTATCCAGCTTCCCATTGGTTACAACTGCTTCACGGCTCTTGCCGTTCAAACGGCTTTCGCGTGGATTCCACAAATCGGGGATACAGGAAAGTTTACAACTGAACTGTGCCATAGACTGGCCGACAGTAATACGCCCCATGATTGGGGTCTTGCCCGACTTGTCGGGAGAACTCTTTTTCAGGTAGAGTAATACCTTGAATTTTTCTTCTTTCATACGCTTATAATTTTTATGGGCTTTGCCGTCGATTTTCTGACGGCAAAGTTACCGGTTGTATAAGCGTTCTTTGTTGTGTATAATGTTGTGAATCAACGAAAAAGAAACGGATTGGATTTCGTTTATTTGTATCTTGTTACCTATCCGTTTCCGGTAACTACCCGGCTAACGATTTGGTAACTGAAATACTGTCTAATTTTGTTTTTTCCCGTTCATTCTTTGGGATGACAAGACTAAACAATTTCGACAAATACACTCATTCTAAATAGATTACCTTTTATCTGTATAATTTTGTTTTTGCCTGTTTTTCAACTGTTTTTCCACCTTGGTCGTCATACTTTTGCAACCACGACTACTTTGGCTAAGGGAGTACCAATTGAAACGGTTTCAAAGATGCTTGGACACACCAATATTGAGACGACTCAAATATATGCTCGCATTACCAATAG